GGGTGAGCCTGATGAGGTTTATCAAGATCATGGCGTAACTATTGAACAATGGATTAAAGGCAAAACGCCAAACTATAAGCGAGCCAAAACTCAGCCGATGTATTGCAGCGTTAACGGGGTTGTTTTAAAGCCGTTGCAGTGGAATACGGTTTGTATAGGGCAGAATGATAATGTTGAGTTTAGGGTGGTGCCGTACGGGGACGTTCTAGACGTTGTATCTTTTGTATTTCCTACTGTGTTTGGCCCTATTGCAGCGCCATCCGCGCTTGTTAACGCGCTTATAGACATCCCTGACCAGCAAGGTCAGGGCCAAGGGTCACAAGGGTCTAGACTTGACCCTGCGGCGGCAAAAGCAAACACCGCAAGACTAGGGCAAGGTGTACCCGAACTTTTAGGATATTACATTCGATACCCTGATTACCTTAACCAGCCTCGCATTTTTTATGAGGATAGAACCACACAGGTTATTCGGCTAATGCTTGCGGTGGGTGTCGGTGAGTACGAAATAAACCCGGACACAGTAAAAATAGGCGAAACACCTATATCTGATATTGACGGCGCAACTTTCACGGTTTTTCCTCCCGGCGCAGACGTTTCAGGCGTGGCTAACTATGAGAACTGGTTTCAGTCGCCAGAAGTAGGGGCAACTACCGGAGCGGCAGGCATAAGGCTTAAAGGCATTACCTTCGACGAAAGAACCTACAGCGGATCTGCTACGGCTTCAGGCGTTCAGTTATCGGGCGTAACCGTTAACGCCTTTTGGTCTGTTGGTCTTGATGGGTCTATAACTTTATCGCAATCCATAACAGTGACTGACGGCGGCGCAAGCGCTGACGTGTTTACGGGCGCTTTCCAGCATCTACTGGCGGGCATGACAGTAAACGTAGAATCAAACGTCAACGTCAACGGGACGTATGTTGTAACAACCATTAACGGTGCCGAAGATGAAGTCACGCTAGAGACAACAGGCGGTGCGCCCATTACAACTGCTACCGCTGGCGCTGGCGTAATGTCGATTGATAAGGCCGGCACAAAATACGAGCTGACAGCTATTGCCGGTTCTGTGATTGATGTAAAACGAATATTGTCTAATGGATCTGACGACCCAGACTGGACCGTGTTGCCTACCTCAAGTTTAACTGTTGAGATTCTTTGGGACGCTGCAACTTCAACAACCAACAGGGCAGGGCCATATACCGCAGTTCCTCAAGGCGAGACAACATCGGAGATTGAGGTTGATATATTTTGCGGGCAAGGACTTGGCACGATTGACGGCGAAACAATCAACAGCCGCAGCCGCACCATATCGATTGAATGGCGCGAAGTGGGCAGCGTTACATTTACAGAGCAGACCTTTGTTGTTTCAGGGGCTACCCGCGATCAGCTTGGATTTACCTTTGCCATTACCCTACCAAGCGCAATACGCCCAGAGGTTAGAGTAGGGCGTGTTGGTAACGAAGATGTCGCCATTACGTCTCTTGATAGAATTGAGCTAACCGCACTACGGGCAAAGCTTCCAACGGTTTCAAGTTATGCAGACATCACAACCATGGCCGTTACTATTGTCGGTTCTGATGAAATCGCCAGCCAATCAAACAACCGCATTAACATTGAGGCAACGCGCAAGCTTCCAGTGATTAGCGGGGGTACATTTACAGCGCCTGTTGCCACCCGCGACATTAGCGCCGCTGCCTGTTACGTCGCCAAGTCGTTAGGCTATGAAGATGACCAGCTTGATCTTGCAGAGTTTGAGCGTTACCAGGCTATCTGGACACCGCGTGGCGATACCTTTGATTATGTGTTTAGCGACACAACCGCGAAGGAGGCAATTGACAAAATATTACGCGCAGGCTTTGCAGATGCGACCATTGAAACTGGCGTGATTACTCCGGTGCGGGATGAACCCCGCACTGTGTTTGAGCAGGGTTACAGCCCCGAAAACATGACAAGCGATTTACAGCGCACGTTTCAGGGTCGCCAGGTTGATGAGTCAGACGGCGTAGAGGTCGAATACATAGACGGCACCACATGGACCACAGAAACAGTTCAAGCATTTTTACCGGGTGACATTGGGAAGAAGCTTGACAAGATTAAACTGGACGGAGTAACAGACAGAACAAGGGCGTGGCGTATCGGTATGCGTAAGCGCAGAGCTTTGCGTTATCGTCGATGGAACTATGAGTTTGAAACCGAGCTTGATGCTTTGAACAGCCAATATCTGTCATACGTTCCGCTACTAGATGACGTGCCAGGCTATGGCAAGGTTTCAATTCTTCAGTCGATCAGCGCAGACAGAATAACGGTTTCAGAGCCTATGGTGTTTGAATCCGGCAAAACTCACGTTGTCGCATATCGCGACCAAGACGGAAACGCTATAGGTCCGTTTACGGCTACAGAAGGCCCGGACGAATACACCATACTCGTAGCCATACCTGAGCCGTGGCCTGCCGTGTTGCCGGCTACACAGGAAGCTACGCACATATACTTTGGCACTACAGAACGCTGGCACTTCCCAGCGCTTATTACAGAAATCACACCAAGCGGACCGCTTGAAGTCTCAGTTTCGGCTGTAAATTATGACGTTAGAGTGTATGCAGACGACAATAATCCTGCTCCCGTTTAGTGTGCTAAAATATATCCAACTGAATTTATATAGGGATTAATAACATGGCCTACAACACCGGCAACCCGATTGGCTCCACTGATGCGCGCGATCTTTCGGATAATGCTCAAGATTTTGATGAAGCAGTTCTTGGAACCGGCGCGACTTGGACAGATCGCTTGGGAGTAGAAAGACGAACTCTTAGGAGCGCGGTTGGCTACACTGGCACAGGCACAGACGGCGCTATTGAAAGCTACACTGCCGGCCTTGTGCTGCCTGGGTACAATACCATTATCCTTTACAGCGGCGAGTTTTACCGACCTTCTGCAAGTGCTACGCTGCCTTACACCACAACCGCAACTTTGCCAGATGTTGACAGTAATTTAGTTTCAATCGGTGACGCTAATTTGCGGCAGGATCTTTCAGGCGACCCGGCTGACGGGCTAGGGGCGGCGCTGGTTAACGGCGTCGTCATTCGCGTAACAAGCATTGCCGCCATGGAAGCCTACTCTGCGCCGGTTGGCTATGTGTTTAGCCTTAACGCGGGCGGGCGGTCTGGTGTGTTTGATGTTATCGCTGGTGACTTCTCTACTGAGCTAGCGGCTGATACTTTGAACGGGGTTTATATTGGGCTGGCTGATGATCCTACTGCTTTGGTTAAAGTGGCTAAGCGCAGGCTATATGGGTTTATTACTCCTGAAATGTTTGGAGCGGTAGGTGACGGGGTAACAGATTACTCTAAGGAACTTACTCAATCTGCTATTTTTGCTGCCTCAGAAACTGGGGAATTGAATATTGGATCTGGAACATTTTTGATTGATCCAAACTATCAAGGCAAGCTACCAAGCGGGGCTTCCGGTGACAATGGGGGCATTTTAATACCAAGCAATTTAACCATCAGAATGTCTCAAGGAACAGTATTAAAGGCGATTCCGACAGATACAGGGAACTACTCAGTTCTAAGAATTTGGGATGCCGACAACGTTTATGTTTTCGGCGGTACAGTCACTGGGGATCTCGTGGATCATACAGGAACCGTAGGAGAGCAAGGACATTGTATTGACATAAGAGGTAGCAGCAACGTTTCACTATACGGTGTATCTGCTAATCAAGGATGGGGTGAAGGGTTTTATATTGGTGAAACTGACGCAAATGGAAAATGTTTGAATGTATATCAGATTAAATGTCACGCTTATGACAACAATAGAAACGGAGCCGCAGTTGTTGGCTGCGATAATTTCCAAGCTGAAGGGGGGCTTTACGAAACAAACCTTGGCACGCTCCCTTACTCCGGTATAGATTTTGAACCTAATGGAACAGAAGAGAATACAAACTGTTCTGTCATCGGCGCAACTTTTAGGGGTAACGTCAGAGGTGTTGATATTGTTAGGTCAAAAGACACAAGGATAATTGGTTGTATATTTGATGGAAACGTCCAGCAACTTATACTAAACAAAAATTCTTTTAACACTGTTGTAGAAGGCAATGTTTTCAAGAATAGTATTGATGGAGCAGGCAGCCAGTCGGCAGACATCAGACTAGTAAGTGACGCATCAAATATATCATTTTCTGTAAATAATAATACATTCCACGACTTTAGCGGCGAGACGATAAAAGGGAGTGGAATATCTTCTGGAAATAAATCTTTTACCAATAACACTTTTATATTTAATTCTGCAACTAACACAAACACTCTTGGATGCACCGGTGGTGGATTTCAGAATTTCACAGGAAATACTGTAATATTTAATTCTACAGTAGCTTCTACGTTTACTGCATTTATTCTGGACTCGGCTGGCTATGATTTTTCTAGCAACACTTTTATAAATGAATCAGCGTTTGATGTTACTGTAGATGTAAATTCTGGAATAGTTGGAGCTTTCGGTCCACGGAATATATATAATGGCGGTTTTGTTGTGTCTTCGGCAGTTAACGGCGAGGCAACTAGAAACACTGACCCTGCCTCAGTAGGTGACCTGTCAAGTATAGGTATAGGTATTATTGTTAATGGTTCAGAGGTGGGGGATTATGTGGAGGCAACAGCAGGATTAGACTTACAGGGGCTGATTCATAGCGCATACGTGGAAGCTGCGGATACGGTTCGCATTAGTATTGGGAACTTGACCGGTGGCGCTATAGACCTTCCTGCGACGGACTTTAAGGTAAAAGTAACCAAGACAGATTATTAATTTTTCTCAACCAACGGAGGGCCTGGGTAGACTCCCAGCTAACGCCATGATCTACGCACAGCATTTCAGCCAAGAAGAGTTCCGTGAGTGGTCCGACGACATAAGCCCGCGCCTAGTCACCATGCTGGACGTGCTCCGGTTCCGCTTAGGCCGGCCAATTGCAATATCAGCAAGCGAGTACGCCCTTGGCCGCAACCTTGGCGTGGGCAAGATGTCAGAGCACAACATTGATGAATGGGGCGAAGTGCTAGCGGTTGATTGTTTTATCAGCGGAGTCTATAACCGGGCGCAGGCTGAGGCCGTGGTGTATGAAGCTGAGGGGATTGGCTTTACTGGCATTGGCGTTTACTCGGACACGCACAATAATCAAGGTGATGATCAGGTCATGTT